ACCTCAAACGCAAGCGCAATATCACGCGCCGATGCAAATTTGGTTTCTATAATAGACATATTTTGCGGTGTCAATCCGATGCTCTTCCAATCCATCTTACCAGTAAGCAACATAGGCCTACCTGCATTGCCTGAGCCTGAGTATTTCGCCTCTATCTCAGACTTTAGCTTGTCGAAAGCCTCGTCTGATAACTCATCTTCGGTAATCAATGCGCCTGATGGACTTGCACCATTTTGGAGTAATGACTGTAACCAGTTTGATGCTTCGTTATGCGTGTCGATTGAGTAAGCAGCCGCCTCAATCGGTGACATACCGTAAACTTCATCAAGCGGGTTAAACGTTTTTATGTGCCTGATTAAATCTACTCTATCATCGGCCCAAATGTATTTGTTGATACCGTCATCAAACTTGAATAAGCCGTAGCTACCATCCTCTTGTAGTTTAATGCTCATACGGTCAGGTCTTAACGCGTAAAACTCTGGCGGCGTGTTTTGTGGCACGTCTGTGCGCTCCCAGTACACATTGCCAGATAAGCAGTAATGACCTACAACGGTTTCAAGTAGCTCTCTAAGCGATTGTTTTTCATTCGGCGCTAGTAAGGCGTTTGCGAGCGGTGTTCCTGTGACTATATCGCCCTCAGCATTTTTGATTACCCAGGGTATTTGCGCGACTGCTTTAGCTTTTTTGTTGATAGCTTGAAAGGCTATGATGTTCTTTTTGTAGCCCTCCTTGCTAAATGCTTCGTAGTTTCTATCTGACCAGTATGCTTGATTATGCCGCATATAAAGCGAATAACCCGCCGCGCTGGATTTTTTGAAGAATCTGCTAAATATGCTCATTTATACATATACTCGTTTTATAATTCCGTAAATATTAACACCTAAAGCGTCCTTACGCTAGGGGCGGGCTTTTGTTTTATTAGTTTAACGATTGCGTATCGTATAGCATCAATGCAATGGTTATGCTTATCTACCACATCAGCCAGTATTGTATCGGTCCGTTTATCGACCTTGTAACTGTATAATTTAAACTCATCAATACAATTCGAGCAACTTGGATGTATAACTATCTCATCAACTGACCTCATAAACGCAATGCCATCTAATACACTACCAGCCCATTTTTTGACGCCTTTAATTCTAGGTAACCATTTTTTAAGATGGCTTATTGATTCAGGGCGTGCGCTGTCTGCTTGTATTTCATGCTTGCCAAAGTCGGGTATGCGCTCGTGTATGTAGTCGGCAGTGTCGTCTAGCTCAAGCCCTACTTTCACCGCTTCTTTGTATAGCCATAATTTGCCGTGCTCATGGAATACTTGAACTGCAGCAGTTGGGTCTTGAGAAAATCCAAAATCTAAACCACATAACGCAGTCCAATTAGGTAACGGCTCAAACTCATCAATTCGATATTTACGCGCAAACACTTGACTGTCTGAGTGTTTATTATAGCCGCCCATCCATATCCAGTTATAAGCGTCTATGTCATTGCGTTTAAGTTTTTCGGCTTGCTGATGGATTAGATCGAATTGGTCGCCTTCTAAAAATGGGTTTTGTAAGTATGTGCAGAACCCTTTTATAAAATCATCATCGCGGCTTAATACTTCTACTGGGTCGTCTGCGTTTTCAGGGTTCCAACTAAACCAACACTCGGCACCTTTTACGCGCAATATAGTCGGAATTAATAAATCAAGGCTTCGTTTGCTTGCTCTTTGCGCCTCTTCAAACCATGCTATTTTAAACCCCTCAAGCGACTTTATACTGTCTGCTGTGTGGTCTTGCATACCTTGAAATATGATTACGCCGCCGCCTAATCTATCGCGTATTTCAGCGGTTAATACTTCAAATCTTGCAGATAACCCGCGCTCTAGTATCTTATCCTTAATCAACTGATACGATGAAAACTTGATTGATTTTTGCACCTCGCGAATACATACGGACCTAAGTGATGGGTCTTGCATATGCCTATCAATAATCAAATCAGCAAACGCATGAGACTTGCCCGAAGCCCTTCCACCTGCTAAACCCTTTAGCGGATTAGGGGCGAGCAACGGAACAAGAAAATCAGGAATCTTTCTTGATAACTTCATATGTAAATGTAGTTGGTGGCGTCATGCTTCCGTCTGAGGATGTATGGTCTAGTTTCTGCGTCTCACTCCATCTAGCGCGAGTTTTTAACCAAAATATAGCCGCAGCCGTATCGCCTGCAATAGCCTTATTGAATAGCGAGCCGCCTATCTTACTGTTTGCTTTATGCAATGCTGTGTCTAATTCTTCGCGGTAATACTTCAATAACGTTTTAACGTCAATCTTCAACACCTGCGCGATGTTTTCCTGTGGCGTGCCAACCATAGCATGAAGGCTTACTGTATCTCGAGTTGCTTTAGTTGGTTCGTGTGGTGGTCTAGCCATTATATAAAACCTTTTGATTGGAGCGTGATGGTCGGTACTGCCCCGCCGCTTTCTGGATGGTCTCCAGATTTAGCCTTTGTATCACGCTTAACACCTTTATACATTCTTGCGCCAATTTCGTCAATCTTTGAAAATGGCAAAATTGGCACGGTTAGCCGTTTGAGTGCATCCTTGTTTAAAAAATATATGTATCGGAGCTGGTAGCCTTTTAGGCTTTCCATGCCATTCATTTTTAAAGTCTTTGATAGGAAAACCGCTGCGTCATATTTTTTAAAGCCGTATTTTTCCGCAATTGAAACCCTGCGCTCTGGTGTTGCACTATCCCAAGTCATCCTTGATATTGGGATCCCTGACGGCGTATCATGCAGGCTTGAATTCTCTTTTATTTGCGTCAAAACAAAACCGCTTGCTCTGTATATCGTACCATCGCCGCATTGTGTACCGTCACTAAATGAAAGTACCCACTCAATGTGTGGGTAGTGTTTTTTTATTAGCTTAAATGCAATTGCCATGCAGCGGCTTTCACTATTTCTCGGAAGTTTGTCGCTAAAAGCCATGCGATTTAGCTCAAGCATTCCCGTCCACGTTGTTCCACTAACCAATGGCAGTACTTTCTTTTTATCCATTGGCGAACCAAACGACATTACGCCTTCTAACTTGTCATTAAGAAACGCCCCAAAATGCAAGCTGCTATTTTGAACTACCTTCCCGCTATAATGCACCCGCTTAACAAGCTCATTGGCTGCGCTGGCTTTGATCGGCTTGATAACAATGTCTTTTGCGCTAGGCATCTAAATGCCCCTTTAACCACTGCTCACAAATTAACGCCAATGCGTTACCGTTGCCGTTTTCGTTTAAACCGCTATCAACTAACGGGTTCTTTCTTGCGAGAGTTATAGCATCATCTACTATTTGCGCCTGCTCATCGTGTAGTGTGAATGTTTTTTGTTGGTAAGGCTCTTTGTCTCCATTTTTTAGTTTTGGCATTTCTATCTCGCAGTCGTCGTTAAATTGCAACGCATCAATCTCATCCAATGAAAAGCCTGTTAAATCTAAATCAAAACCAGCGCTGTCTAGCTCATCAAATTCAAGCCGTAATAGCTCATCATCCCATCCAGCATTAAGCGCGAGTTTATTATCAGCTATAACGTACGCTTTCTTTTGAATGTCCGTTAAATGTGATAATACGATTGCAGGCACTTCATCAATTTTTAAATGTTGCGCTGCTAGTATCCGACCATGCCCAGCAATAATACCGCCGTTCTCGTCAATCAACACAGGGTTAGTAAAACCAAACTCTTTAATAGATGCCGCAATTTGCGAAACCTGAGCGTCTGAATGTGTGCGAGAGTTTCTAGCGTATGGTACTAGGTTTTTAACTAAAACCTTTTTATAGTCTGGAATAATCATCATCCCGCCTTAACACACATTAAAAAATACCTATCAGCAAAATCATTAGTCACTTCTTGCTGATTCTCTTGCAGGCTCATTTTTGGGTATTCATAAGCCTGTATAATTACGCTCTTAAAAAACGCATCAGAGACAGCTTTGTATAGCGTTGCCATCGGCGTGCCTTTCTGCCTGTGCTCCATAATCAATCGCGCTGTCTCTTGTACTTCGGTACATATTGATTCGCGCGTAGGTGTTTCATCTGCCTGCGTGGTAAGCGTTAAGCCTGTTAGCAATATAATCGTTGTTAGTTTCATTTTATTTTCCTTGGTTTGGTTTAATTTCTGTTTTAATAGATATTTTTATAAGTTTTCTCTTAATGAAATTATTAATAACTTTAAATCTATCTAATTTCATTTTGCATAAAGCAAAAATAACATAACAATTAAATTTGCTAATTTTACATTCAAGCGTAAATGTTGAGTTCGCCATGTTAATTATCCGTCAACGCCGCAAGCAATACACCTGCCAATACACCTGCAAAAAACACAATTACATACATCATTTTGAAAGCCTCGTGTAAGTTTCGCGTATGACCGCAGAGCAGTCGAGCGCGTTTAATAGTTGCCTGTGCGTTATGCCTAGTTTATCACATAATGCAATTAAATTAACATTACCATGTTTAGCCTGATATTTCATGCCTGTAATTATATCGCTAGATAGCTGGCCTGCCTCTTGTTTTCTGCGCTCGTAG